CGGCTCGCTCTGACCGTCGCGGCTTGTCCTTCACAGCACTGCCCTCTAATGGCTTCGACGGCCCCGCGCCTGATTGGCCGCTGCCGCGACGTTGCGCGTGGGTCACCTACGTCGAAGACGGCGCGAAGATGCGCGAACTCGATGAGGGCGAGACCGCCGCGATTGCCGAGCGTGAGTCCGAGTTGTGGGTGTGGGCCTGGCGCACTCCGCAGGCGTGGGCGTGGGCTCAACCGTCCGAGTCATGGCGGTTGCACACCATCGCCATGTGGGTTCGCACCTACGTCCTGTGCGAGTCGTCCGAGGCGTCGGCCGCCGACAAGGGGTCGCTGCATCGCTTCGCTGACCAGATCGGGTTGACGCCTGCCGGGCTCAAGGAGAACGGCTGGGCGATCGCCAAGGATGAGGTCGCCGCGAAGGCTGCCGAGCGGGCCGAACCACGGCCTGAGGGCGATGATGACGAACTCGCGGCGCGACGGAGGGCCATTGGCGGGACGGCATGACGCCCGAGTACGTGGTGGACTTCCCGACGCTCGGGTTTCTCTGGTCGGCGTGGAAGCGGCGGCACTGTCGAGTCCCTGACAGGCATCAGCGTGGCGCGCCGTTCGTGGAGTACGACTGGCAGCGGTGGGTTACTGCCAACCGTGGGCGCATTCGCCCTGGCGTCGTGCATGACCCGGACCGCCCGTTGCGGAATCAAGCGTTCGTCTATCGCCGTCACCTCGTGATCGCTCCGCAGAAGACGGGGAAGGGTCCCCAGACGGCGACCGACGCAGCCCTGGCTGCTTGTGGGCCGTCCGAGTTCTGCGGGTGGGCGGCTGAGGGTGACTACTACTCGTGCGCCGATGGCGGGTGTCCGTGCGGTTGGGAGTACGAGTACCTTCCGGGCGAGCCGATGGGAGAGCGTCACCCATCGCCGTTGGTGCAGATCATGGCGACCAGTGAGGACCAGGTGGACAACATCTGGCGTCCGCTGGTGTCGATGATCCATCTTGGGCCGCTCAAGAAGCTGCTCTTGCCGCGCGAGAACTTCATTCGGGTTGCGAATCTTTCGGATGACCCGGACATGGACAGGATCGACCGGATTACCGCATCGGCGCTGTCTCGGCTGGGCAACCCGGTGACTGAGGGATTCTTGGACGAGTCGGGCACCTATTTGAAGGCGAACGGTCTGCGGAAGACGGCTGAGACGATCCGCCGAGGTGCCGCAGGCATGGGCGGACGAACGACGGAGACCACGAACCCGTTTGACCCGGCTCAGGAGTCATACGCACAGGCGTCGTTCGAGTCGCCCCGGCCGGACATCTTCAAGTTCTACCGGAACCCTGATGTCCTTCCCGCGCTTCGCGGGAAGGACGGGAAGCCCCTCTCGTACTTGGTGAAGGCCAACCGGCGCAAGATCCACGCCTACGCCTACGCGGGGTCCGATCACGTCAACCTGGACAGCATCGAGGCCGAGGCCGCCGACCTGATCGGCACCGACCCGGCGCAGGCCGAGCGCTTCTTCGGCAATCGCATCGTCGCCGGCGGCGGGGCTTGGCTCCCGGAGGGCTTGTGGAGCGCGAGGCGGGCCGATGTGGTTGCCGCCGCCTGAGCCTGGCACGAGCGTCTGTGGTGGCTTCGATGGCTCCGACGTGGACGACTGGACCGCGATCAAACTGGAGACCAAGCCGGGGCACATCTTCACGCCGCGCTGGGGACCAGACAAGGCCCCGACGATCTGGAAGCCGTCCGACCACGGCGGCGTGATTCCGCGCCGACAAGTGCGTGATGCGTGGGCCGAACTCGTCGAGGTCTACGACGTGCGCCGCGCCTACTGTGACCCCGGTTTCCACGACGAGAAGTCGTGGGAGACCGAGATTGAGGACTGGGCCACGACGTGGCCGCTCGAAGACGGCTCCCCCGACCGCTTCGTCCAGTTCCCGACGAACTCGCAGCGGCGCATGTTCTCAGCGATCCGTCGCTTCGAGGCCGACCTGTCCTGGATCACGCACGACGGCTGCCCCATCACTGAGGCGCACATGCGCAACGCCCGGAAGATCCCCGGTCGGAACCGGACCTACACGTTGGGCAAGCCAACCCCGCACCAGAAGATCGATGCGTCAGTGACCTCGATCATCGCCCACGAGGCCGCCGCCGACGAGCGAGCGGCCGGATGGGTCACCCCGGATGCCCACGAGGTCATCTTCTTCACCCGATGAGAGGAGTTGCCGCGCGTGGAACTCCTCTCAAGCTCGGTCCTCTCTGACGACGAGAAGTCGGCGATCAACCGTCTGTCCGCCAAGATCAGGGCCGACGAGAAGCCCCTTGCCCGCCTGAACAATTATTACGAGGGCGAGCAGCGGCTTCGGCACATTGGATTGGCCGTGCCGCCCGAGCTGCGGTCGTTCGAGACGGTCATCAACGTGCCCGGCATGGCGGTGACCGAGCCGACGATTCGCCAGTCCCTGCGGGCGTTCTACAAGGCTGGTGACTCCACCAAGGAAGACCCGGCGCTGCGGGAGGCTTGGGAGGTCAACAACCTCGACAGCGAGTCGACGCTGTGCCACCAAGAGGAGAAGATCTTCGGCCGCACGTTCGTCACGGTCGGCGCGAACGAGGACGATGACGGGCACCCGCTCATCCGCGTCGAGGACCCCCGTCAGATCGGCTACACGGTCGACACCCGGTCGCGGCGCATGGTTGAGATGCTGCGGCTCTACCGTGACGAGGACCGGGCCACCCGCGGCACCCTGCTCCTGCCGAACACCACGGTTCATGTCTCGCGCGGTCGCAACGGCTGGGCCGTGGATGACCGAGACGACCACGACCTCGGCGTCGTCGCCGCAGTCCTGTTCGCCAACCGTCGCCGTGGCGGTCAGTTCACGGGCCGGTCGGAGATGTCGGACGTGATCGGGATGACGGACGGCATCGCCCGGATGCTCACCAATATGCAGGTCGGGGCCGAGGGCCACGCGCTGCCGTCGTACTTCATCACGGGCGCGAAGAAGGAAGACTTCCGCGACCGTGACGGCAAGGACGTGCCCGTGTGGGAGTCCTACCTGACGGCGATCAAGGCGCTGTCGAATGAGGGAGCGAAGGTCTGGCAGTTCCAGGCCGGCGACCTCAAGAACTTCACCGATGCGATCAACAACATGCTCGCGTGGTGTGCCGCCTCACTCGGTCTGCCGACCCGGTATGCCGGGCAGCAGAGCGTCAACCCTGCCGCCGAGGGTGCGATCCGCGCTGACGAGGCGCGACTCGTCGGACGCGTGGACGCCATGAACCGCTTCGATGGCGACTCGTGGGCATGGGTCATGGGCCTCTATGAGCGGTTCCGCACCGGCGACTGGCCGCAGGCCAACTCCATCCGCGTGATCTGGCGCGACCCGGCCACGATGACCACGGCGCAGATCGCAGATGCGGCGGTCAAGATGCGGCAGGTCGGCGCTCTCTCGGTCGAGGGTCTGTGGGACATGCTCGGCTGGGACGAGGCACGCAAGCGTCAGGAGCGCGAGCGCTTGTCCGCTGAGCAGGTCGCCGACCCGATCGTCGCCGCGACCCGCAACCTCGCCGCAGGGACCGGCAATGCTCCGGTCAACGGCTGATCACGCCCGAGCACAGCAGCGTCTCATCGCGGTCACTGCCGCGGCGGTGCGTCGCGAGTGGGACTCGATCGGCTCGGACTTCGACGGCGGCTGGCTGAGGGTCGGTCCTCGGATCGTCGCCCTCATGACTGCCGCGCAGATCGGCGCGGCCCGTGACGGGTCGGCCTACGTCGGCCAAGCGCTGGCTGAGCAGCGGATCACGTCGACCCCGAGCGGTGCCGTCAACGTCAGCGCACTGACTGGGGCATACAGCGTTGACGGGCAGTTGGTCGGGGACCTCGATTCGACCCTCTACGGGGCCGTAGTCCACGCCCGCTCTGGGCTGGCTGAGTCGCTCGGGGATCGCCTCGCGCGCGGCCGGTCATGGCTGGACATGATGACGGTGACGCAGGTCGGGGACGCAGGCCGCGCCGCCACCGGCGTCGGAATCGCCGCCCGCCCGCGGATCCGCTACGTGCGCATGGTCAACCCCGGATGCTGCCAACGCTGTGCGGTGCTCGCTGGTAAGGCATCCAAGGACATCGCGTTCCCCCGCCACCCGGGCTGTCTCTGCCGAGCCGTGCCGACCGGCGACGGATCCACTCACGGTCTCGTCGAGGCGATCGAGCCCGGCGACGTCCGCGACCTCACCAAGGCGCAGCGGCAGGCCATCGCCGATGGGGCCGACATGAACCAGGTCATCAACTCGCACCGCGTCTACGTGTCCCGCGAGGGCATCTACACGCCAGCCCGAAACGGGATGACCACCACCGAGGGCACGACCCGCCGAGGCATCGCAGGCAAGCGC